TGATATCGTCAGGGTACAACCACAGATTAAATCTGATTTTGATAATCAACGCGTGATTTTCGGCGACGACAAACTCATGCGCTGGTATACCAACAACACGAAAACAATCCCGCTCAAGGGAAACAAATACGAAACAAGTAATTTTACATTTGGCAAAATCGAGCCGCGCAGCCGTAAGACAGACGGATTCATGGCGCTCGCGGCGGCATATACACAAGATGATAAGCTCGAGGACGGCGCATTCTCGGCTGATATGTTCGACTATATGAAAGTACACACGTTCTAAGGGGGTGAAAAATTGGGAGTAATCGTTGAATTCTTCAAAGGTCTTGTTGGCAGAGATCCTCAGCCCGTGAGCGGTACGCCTGCCGCTGTTTCCTCGGATTCGGCTTTTAACCGGTTCTATCTGACGGAGATCGCCCTGTTCACCGCTGTTGACTGGATAGCGCGCACGCTGTCAAAGTGCGAGTTTGTGACAGTACGAAATGACAAGGAAATCAGGGGAGCGGAGTATTTCGCATGGAACTACAAGCCAAACAGGCATCAGACGAAAGCGGAGTTCATAACCGAATTCGTGTCGAAATTGATTTTCCGCAACGAGGTTCTGATTTTTGAATCCTCGGACGGGCAGATTCTTATTGCGGACAATTTCTCGCGGCAGGAGTTCGCCGTGCGGGATGATATTTTTTCCAATGTCATGAAAGCGGGCTTCACGTTCTCGCGCACCTTCAACAGCTCTGAAGTGATCTATCTGCGGTTTGATAACATCGGCGCTGCGAATCTCCTCATGAATATGTGTGCCATGTATCAACAGCTGATGCAGGACGCCGCCGAGAAGTATGAGCAGGCGTCAGGGCACAAGGTCATTCTCGGCATCAATACCAACCCTCGGGACGATAAGGAAACCAATAATCGGCTCGACAGGCTTTTTGAGAATGATTTCAAGAAATTTTTCTCGAAGAAAAACGCCGTCCTGCCGCTGTATAAGAATTTCAGCTATTCCGAGCCGACGACCGACGCGAAGAACAAGAACGTCTCCGAGGTCAACGACCTCGAACGGCTGAAAGCGGAGGCGTTCAAAACGGTAGGCAACGCGATGCATATCTCGCCCGCAGTTCTCACAGGAGACGCTTCCATGCTTTCCGACGCAATGGACGCATCGATCGGCAACGCTGTGGATCCGATTGCGCACATGCTCGCACAGGCTATCACGATCGCGCGGTATGGTGAAGCGGGGTTCCTGAACGGCAGTTATCTGATGATAGACACCACCTACGCACGGCATATCGACGCGATCAACAGCGCGGCGAATATTGACAAGGCTATTGCTTGTGGTACGCTCAATCCATTCAAGGCGCAGAAATATTGCAATATGCTTCCCTGTAGTGAGGACTGGGCGAAAGAATATTACATCACAAAGAACTATCAAAACGCGAAAATCGCGCTGAAAGGTGGTGAGGAATAATGCTGAGAAAACAATTTGAAGTCAAACAAATCGCGGAATCCAGAGTTCTGGAGCTGTATCTTTATGGCGAAATCTGCGGCGATTGGTATGATTGGTGGAACGGTCAAATCGTGGAATCAACCACATCCGCCAACTATATCCGCAAGGCGGTCAACGAAGCGGGAGAGGTTGACGAAATCAAGGTCTATATCAATTCCTGCGGCGGCTCTGTGGACGAGGGCAATGCGATTTACAACATTCTGAAACGCGCAAGTGCGAAAATCACCGTTTATGTTGACGCGTTCGCGTACAGTGTGGCAAGTGTTATCGCAATGGCAGGCGACAAAGTTGTCATGCCGAGCAACACAACCATGATGATTCACAACGCTATGATGAGGGCATACGGTAACAGCAAAGAGCTGCGTAAGGCGGCTGACAATCTGGACAAGATTAATGAAGCAAGCTGCAACACCTATCTCATTAAGGCAAAGGACAAGCTGACGCGTGAACAGCTCAACACACTTCTGGACGCGGAGACATTCTTCACCGCAGAGGAAGCGCTGACATACGGCTTGTGTGATGAAATCGTCGACCCGGTTGACACAAGCGGAGGCGAGGAGGTTGTCAAGCAGGCGCTTGAAAATAAGAACCCCGTCGCCAAAAAGGCAATCGAGCACATCAGACAGGCACAACAGCCGCAGGAGCCGAAACCGCAGTCTAAGAAAAAAGAACAGGACTGCTTTGAGTGGTTCGCGGCAGAATTCAAAATGTAAGAAAGGAAGATGAACAATGAAGAACAAAGACAATATGACCCCGCTGCAGATTTTCAACAAAGATTTCAAAGTGGCAATGGAGGAGAAGAATTTCGAGAAGGTAGGCGAGGCGCTGCAGGCGTACAGTCTGAGCCTCGTTGCTGAGCTGGCTGACGCGGCGGCGGAATACAGACAGACTGCGGACGCGTCTATTCTCGCAAGCCGTGGCGTGCGTTCCCTGACCTCGGCGGAGCAGTCGTTCTATGACGGCATCATCACCGCCATGCAGGCTCCCGACGTCAGACAGGCGCTCACAGGCGCGGACAAGACCATTCCCCAGACCGTCATTGATACGGTTCTTGCGGATATCGAGAACAAGCATCCGCTTCTCGCCGCTCTGGATATCGTCAACACCTACGGCTCCACCAAGTGGATCCTCGCAAAGGACAAGATGCAGCGTGCACAGTGGGGCGCGATCACCTCGGCTATCACTGCGGAGCTGACAGGCGAGATCGACAAGCTCGAGTTCAGCGATAACAAGCTGACTGCATTCCTCCCCGTTCCCAAGGATCTGCTCAAGCTGGGCGCAAGTTATCTCGATGCGTATGTGCGCAAGATCCTCACCGACGCGCTCGCTTGCGGCTTGGAGTACGGCGCGGTCAAGGGTACCGGCAACAATATGCCTATCGGAATGGTTAAAGACCTCGACGGCGCGGTCACCAACCACACCTACGCTGACAAGACGGCGGTCGCGGTCACCTCGTTCGACGTGACAAGCTACATGGCTCTCGTCGCGCGTCTTGCTGAGAAGCCCAAGGCGACCGGTGAGGCAAGCGGCAGACCGAGAGCGGTCACCAAGGTTGCGTTGATCGTCAATCCTGCTGACTATCTCACCAAGATCATTCCCGCTACTACCGTTCTCGCAACGGACGGCAGCTACAAGCGCGATATTTTCCCGTTCCCGACTGAGGTGTTCCAGACCGAGCAGCTCAGCACGGGCGAAGCTGTCCTCGGCGTAATGGAGAACGGAAAGATCAAGTATCAGATGTTCGTTTCGACGGGCACAAGCGGCAACATCGAGTATTCCGACGACTACAGATTCCTCGAGGACGCGCGTGTATACGCGATCAAGCTCCTCGGCACCGGAAGACCCGTTGACAATAACTGCTTTGTCAAGCTGAACATCGCGAACCTCGAAGCGCTCAAGCTCAAGGTCGAGGTCAGCAACATCGCTGACGCGGCAGGCCATTAAGCAATAACGGAACGGAGGTAAACCATCATGGTATCAGATGCATTGCTGCTGAAAGTCAAGACAATGCTCGATTATACCGCATCGGAAAAAGCGGATATCGAAAAGCTCACTCTGCTGATTGAGGACGGTATGCAGCGCCTCCGTTCCTATGCTCCCGACATCACCGACAAGGAGTTTGAGGAACCCACGGCGGCGCGGGAAATGCTGATGAGCTACGTCAGATATGCGCATTCCAACGCGACGGAGCTGTGGAAGGAAAACTACGGCGAGGAAATCACCCGCTTTCGCCTTGCATACCTAGCACGGGAAGCGGAGAGGGAGGCAACCTGTGAAAATTAGAAACAAAACAGAATTTTTGCAGTTCAACGACGGATTCGTGACTCTGTATCGGACGAATGACGACGATGAAATCATCCGCAATTCGGCGGTAATGTACAGATTCGGAAACAGAAAACTCGGCGTTAATCGGTTTTATGCCGCAAAGCAGAATGATATCGAGCTGAGCCGTGTGATTCATATTCACCGTAATCCGGACGTTACCACACAGTACGCCGCCGTCATCAACAGAACACGGTACAAAATTGAACAGGTTCAGCACGACGATGAAAGCAATCCGCGGTCAACCGTTCTCAGCCTGTCCCAGCGTGGCTTATGGGAGGGGAAAGCATGAGGATGATTCACAGCTATGATGAAATCAAGACGCTGTTTGACAACTGCGGAATCACCGCAAGGGAAGCGGATTTTGACAAGTCAAAGCCTACGCCTTATATTGCGTATTACCGCTCACACGAGAATCCCATCCGCGCCAACGGCAGGACAATCTATACCATCATCAAGATGGCGGCAGAGCTTTACACCAAACGCACAGATACCGCAACAGAGCCGATTTTCGAAAAGTATTTCCGGGATAACGGCATTGTCGCCAAGAAATCCGAACGCGTGTTCGTGGAGGGCGAAAACTACTATGAGACGGTGTATGAGTTTGAGCTGGTGATGAAGTGAGCTATAAGGTCAAGACCGATGAAGTCGGTTCTGCCGTCGGCGGGATTTTGTCACAGTACACCGCGGACGTCCAGCATGACATTATCAAGCTGACCGACGAAACAGCTGACAAGCTGAAAGAGCAAATCAAGAAAGGCTCTCCCGTCGATTGGCGAAAAGTGAAGCGCCGCGGGAAGTATAAGAGAAGCTGGCGGGTCAAAACCACACGGGACGATCTGTACGCCTATGAGCGAACAGTTCACGCGGGCGGCA